GGGGGGGGGGGGGGGTGCTTCGATTGACGACGCGCCTATGGATGATGGGTTTGGCTCAGATTGATTTGGACTAAAAGGCTTATGGCACGCAAGAGCAAGAAGAAGGATTTGGGACGGAGTGGTCCCGCCACGGTGTCGCCAGTTGATGTGGCAGTGGCGGGCGACAAGAGCGGGACTGCTCCGACCCTTGATGCGCCTCCGGAAATTTCGGCGGCAAAAACCGCGCCGGAAAAACCGGACTCCTCAAAAAGGCCGGCGGCGGACTTCAAGTATCAGGAGGGGGCGGTGGCGTTTCAGCTGGGGGTGTCGGCCCGGAAGTTCGTGCCTTACCGGCAGGAGTTGGTGGAGGGGCGGGACTGGATGAAAAAGGGCGGGCGTTTCTGGTGGACGAAGGCGGGGCTGGCGACGGTGTTGCTGGATATGGGGGTGCCGGCGGCGGTGGTGTTTCCGGAGGAGCGGGAGGTGATCAAGCCGACGAAGCTGCCGGATCCAGGCCCGTGGGTGAAGGCGACGGTGGTGGCTTACAAGCTGACGAATGACCGGGTGATTCTTTGCGACATCGGTGGGCGCAGGGAGCGGGTGCAGATCAACGCTGCGTGGCGGGAGCTGTATCGGAACGGGATGGCAATCGAGGTGCAAAAAGCGCCGAGTGGGTATTGGAGGACGATCCGGCCGGTGCGCCGGGGTGTCTTCAAATGATGAGACGATGGATTTCAATCAAGAGTATTCAACTTTACCGGCTGACGGCGGAGCTGGGCTGGGAGTGGGTGAGCGACGAGAAGCATGGGCTGGTGCTCAAAAACCCGCGCCACGGCTCGTTGTGGCAGTTCCATGTGCAGCGGGGGCCGAAGATGCGGAGGATCAAGGAGGATGAGCATGAGGGCGATTAACTGGGCGACTCTGGATCGACAGACGACGGGGACGGTGCGGTGCTGCCTGTTCCAGCTGGCGAATTGTGCGCGGTCGTTGCCGGAGTATGGCGAGGTGGCTTGGCCGGGGCATGATGATCTGATGGACCGGCTGAATGTGAAGACGACGCGCTCGGTGGAGCGGTGTATCGAGAAGTTGCACGCCCTGGGGTTGATCGAATGTCTACAAAGTCGCTCGGATGGGAAGCGGATGTATCGGCTGAACATGCCGGCTGACCCGACAATCTCGTCGCTGGAGACCCCCAATATGTCGGGTCAGGTGCATGTGGATGAGCAGGCTGACCCGACAATCTCGTCGCTCCAACCCGACAATCTCGTCGCTCCAACCCGACAGATTGGTCGCTCTGACCCGACAATCTCGTCGTCCCCCATTATAGGGGAACCCAATGAACCCAATGAACCCAATGAACCCTTTGCGCCGGAGGCGCAGAAGGGGGATGGGGAGGTGACCGGATCCAAATCCTCCAATCTGGATCAGCTGCCGCCGGAGCCGAAGACGCTCCTGACTTTGGAGATGGCGTTTGAGCTGGCGGAAAAAAACCGGATGCCGGCGACTCGGGAGCAGATCCGCCTGGTGTGGGAGGAGCAGCACATGAAGCGGAACACGGCGGGGTATTGGCGGGATCGGTGGGGGCGGACGCTCTATGACTTCCGCTGGGCCTTGGAGCTGCACCTGCGGAAGTTGGTGAATGGGGAGGGGCCGGGCAAAAACGCCGCGCCGTTGTCGGCGGGGATGCGGGCAAAGCTGATCGAGGAGACGGAGCGGGAGTGGGAGGAGCATCCGGCGAATCCGCAGAACGGCCGGCAGGCGACGGTGGAGCAGATTCGGGATTTCAAGATTTTGACGGAAAAACTGCGCCGGTTACGGGCAGGAGAGTAACAAACGAAAGGGTATGCGATGAATACGTTGGAAGAAGATTGGGAGGCGTTCAAGGCGATGAGCTTTGGGGACTCGTTGACGGAGCAGCAGGAGGCGGCGCTGCACATGAGCTTTGCGGCGGGGGCGACGGCGACGTTCAACCGGGCGCAGGATGCCGGGGACAAAAAGACGGCGCGATCGGCGATGCGGGCGTTTGAGGCGCTGCAGCGGGAGGTGGGGGTGATTTCGGCTCCGTATGCGTTGGCGGCGGCTTTGCAGGGACAGGGGGCCGGGGCTGGAGATGGGGAGACAAGGGGACAAGGTGACCAGGAGAAGGGAGGGGATGATGAATCAGTTTGAACAGGACTTTGAGGTGTTCTGGCAGACGGTGTTGAAGCCGAGCATGGAGCCGGGGCCGGCGGCGGATTGCGCGAAGGCGAAGCGGTTGTTGTTCAAGGTGTTTGTGACGGGTGCGGCGGTGATGAATGAGAAGGTGGGGGCGATGGGCCGATCTGACCAGTCGCTGGCGGAGGGGTATGCGTCGTTCCAACTGATCCAGCAGGATCTGGAGGAGTTGTTGGCGGAGTTCGGCTTGAAGCTGAAGGCGGAGCCGATGGTGGTGAATCGTAACTAAAAAATGAAAGAAACTGATATGAGTGGTGGAGCGGAATGGGAGGGGGCGAGTGATTTGGAGCGGGTGCCGCCGCATTCGCTGGAGGCGGAGCGGGGGTTGTTGGATTGCCTGTTGGAGGATCGGGAGGAGGCGGAGGGTTGTGTGGGCCGCCTGGTGGAGCGGCTGATCAATGTGACGGATTTCTTCTACGATGTGCGCCACGGACAGTTGTGGCAGCATATCAAGACGATGCACCAGGCGGGGCAACCGGTTTCGCCGGAGACGCTGATCGTGGGGCTGCGGATGGCGGACCAGATGCCGCTGGTGGAGGTGGTGACGGAGCTGCAGGGGAAGGGGCCGACGCCGGCTAATTTCGAGTTTCATTTCAAGGCGTGTGCGGAGACTTGGAAGTTGCGGCGACAGGTGAGGGCTTGTTCGTTGGCGGTGGAGAAGATCTTTGATCCGGCAACGCAGAAGCGGGCGAGTGAGGTGATCGCGGAGGTGGAGAAGGATATTCTGGACGTAAAAACGGCGCAGGAGGAATCCACTGTGGTGCCGATCAAGTCGATCTGCCTGGAGGTGTTGGAGGCAATGGATGGGTATGTGCGCGGGGAGGGGCTGAATAAGGGGATGAAGACGGGCTTTGATTACTTCGACAAAATGACGACGGGGTTCTACGGGCAGGAGTACCATGTGTTGGCGGGCCGGCCGGGGACGGGGAAGACCTCGCTGGCGTTGAACATGGTGAACCACATCTGCGTGGAGTCGGGGGTGCCGACGTTGGTGTATTCGCTGGAGATGACGAAGTTGCAGCTGGGTTTCCGGATGATGGCGCAGCGGGCGTGGGTGGACTTTCAACGGCTGCGGACGGGCTACCTGGTTGACAAGGATTGTCCGAAGTTGTCGGAGGCGGGGGCGAAGATCGCGAAGTCGCCGTTGTTCATTGATGACTTGGGTAAGCAGTCGATCTTGTCGATGCGATCGAAGGCGCGGCGGTTGTGGCGGCAGCATGGGATCGGCTTCATCGTGATCGATTACCTGCAGTTGGTGGCTCCGCCGCAGAAGGATTTCAGCCGGGAGCAGGAGGTGAGTGCGGTGAGTGGGGAGATTCTGGAGATGGCGAAGGAGTTGGAGATTCCGGTGTTGGTGTTGGCGCAGTTGAACCGGCAGATCGAACAGAATGACCGGTGGCGGCCGCCGCGCCTGAGTGATCTACGGGAGTCGGGTCAGGTGGAGCAGGACGCGCATAGTGTGACGATCCTTTACAAGCCGAAGCTGAAGCCGGGGATCTCGGATGACATGGATAAGGAGTTGGAGATGGTGAATGACCCGGATTGGAGCAAGCGGCGGGTGCGGGTGAATGGTTTGATTTGTAAACAACGTAATGGGCCGACGGGGGATTGTGAGTTCGTGTTCTGGAAGGACTCGATGAATTTCGTGGGCTTTGACCGAGGAAAGGAATTATGAGCAATGAAAAACGAACAAGTGAACGACGGTTCAGCCGAAACAACGGGGGACGCTTTCCGTTGGCGGCACCTGCTGCGGGATACTTACCAGGGGGACGGGTGGAAGATGCTGATCTGCGAGGGGCTGGTGCTGGGAGCGGTGGCGGACTGGCGGGGGCTGGTGGCGCTGGGGGTGATCTACCGGGACACGGCGGGGCAGATCCGGGTGATCGACCGGCGGACTTGGGGGAATCGGCAGCATCACCGGAAATACGGGAGGGGGGTGTATCAGGAGACGAAGACGTATCTGCGCTACACGAATCGGGAGGAGGTGCAGGAGCTGGTGTATTTCGTGACGGAGTGGCTGCCGGCGCTGATGGAGATGGCGCACCTGGAGATGGATGCGCTGCGGCTGCAGGAGCTGCTGCTGGCGGAGGTGCCGGTGCGGGCGCGGCCGGTGGTGAAGCGGCAGGAGTGGCAACAGGTGCGACGGTTGAACCGGGTGGCGCTGACGTAGGGAGACAGGGTGACAAGGTGAGGGGGAGACAAGGTGAGGTGTTGCTGTATTCGGATGGGAATACGCGGATCAAGGATCTGCCTTGTGAGATGGTGGCGGCGCATGGACATGGCTTGCAGGTGAAGGTGCGGGCGTTGGCAAGCCGGAGTGTAAGCTACCAGGAACCGATGGATCATGGGGCGCAGATGCAATGGGTGACGAAGGAGTTTCATCGGGGACAGGTGTTCACGGTGAATGCGCGGCAGTTGCGGCGGGCGGTGCCTACCGCCTCAAGTGAGGCGCCGAGCAAATGACTATGAAATCACCAACAGACGGGGCCGAGGTTGCCTCCACTGGCTTGGTAGCGCAGGAAGCCGGTGCTACTCCTGAAATCAGAGCCCTGCAAGCGGAAGTGAAGAGGCTGAAAAACAGGCAAAGCCAATGCGAAACGATGGACGAAGCTGAAAAGCTGGCGCTAATCCGCGCACTCCAAGAAATCCGAGACGCAATAGGGATGATCGGCGGGGATAGGGTATCCCCCAAGCAAATCGTGGATGAAGTGCGGCGCATGTGCGCTACCGTCGAAAGTCAGCCACGGGACGAATAATTTATGAGTAATGCAGGCGAGAAAACTGATAGTGCAGCCAACGACTCCCGTTGGCTGCACTGCCTTGGTAGGCGTGTGGCGTGTCTCTGTGGGTGCGTCATGGTGCCTCGAACGTATGAGGCGAAACTAATAGACCAATCAAAGGCAACGGAAGATGAGGCATCAAGATTAACATCTACAGACTCTTGGCGATCAGGGTTTCACAGCGGCGTGGCTGCTGCGCTGCGTGAAATATCACTGGACCTACGGGACTTCAGATGAACGCCTACCGTCGAAGTGAGCCACAGCGCGAATCAACAAGAACAATGAACCAAACCCAAGCCATCGCGGGCTGACAGTCGCTGTTGAGTCCACTGGCTTGGTAGCACGGAATGATGGCAAGCAAAACAAAAACACTAAACTGGACCAAACACGTAACTCTAAGGCTCAAATCTGCGGGTGAACTCGGAGGCAATGCGAAAGTCATGACCGAGATGGCCGCAAGGGCGATGGTTTTGGAGGTGCTGCGCGAATACGGAATCACGCCACAAACTGAAGAATGAAAGCGCGTGCTACCATCCAAAGGTGAGCCACCGCGCACGAACTGAATGAAGACTCTGGAATCACTCCTGAACTCCGCGAGCCGGCGCGTTGCCGGTTGGCTCCACCTGTTTGGTCGGCGGCTCACGCGCGGGCTGTGGCTGCCTGAAATCGAAGCGGCCGAAGCTGATGTCATGCTAAAGGAGCTACATGCTACCGAAGGCGGAATGGAGGTGCACATAAAACAGAACCCACATAAAGCTCAATGGGTTGCACAGTGCTTTGCTGAACTGGTAGCAACCTCACCAAACTACACGGAAATGCGCTTCGATACTAAAGCCATAAAGAAAAATGGCGTGGAGTGGATCACTGTAACCGTGCAGAAGGGTAGCGGAAAAACACCACACGAGCTGCGGCGTCAGGCTGAAATGCAACTGGCCCAATACCGGTATATGATCGAAAAGACGCCGACCAAGTAAGTGAACCGCCGATCGGAGGGATACCGAATAAAGCCGCAACCGCAAAACAGTCCGTCAGTATTGGTGACTCTGCGCCTTTAACGGTGATATGGGAAAACTTAAATGATCCAAAGGGAGATGGGTTGATATGAGTGCTTTGTTGCACTCGATCGGGTTGGAGCCTTCGTATTATCCGCTGATTCCGTTTGCGTATTCGGAGGCGGAGATTGAGGCGGCTTTGGCGCGGCCGGAGGCGATGGCGGCGTTGGCGGAGGCGTATATGGCGCGGGAGGAACTGATCAAGGCGGTGGCGGAGGATCCGTTTGGAATGGAGCCGCCGTTGCCGCATTGGGCGGATGCGGAGGCGTTGTTGCAGGGGAATTGGGAGCCGGGCAAGTGTGTGTGGGAATACATCGCGGGGGCGGGTTATCAGTTGAAGGCGGGGCTGGGTCCGCCGGATAAGTTGTTGGCGGCGTTGTTCCTGATTCTCCTGGGGGGTAATCGCTCGGGTAAGTCGCGGTATGCGGGGTGGAAGACGATGCGGTCGGCGGTGGAGAATCCGGGGAGCAACATCATCTGCCTGGCGGAGACGTTGAAGACTTCGATCAAGACGCAGCAGGAGATTCTGTGGCATTACCTGCCGAATGAGTTCAAGGCGTTGAACGGCAAGCAGTCGAAGGATTTCTACATCAAGTGGGGCAACTTCGGGTTCGGCAAGGAGGGGTTGTTGCGGTTGCCGAATAATTCGGAGTTTCATTTCAAGACGTATCAGCAGGATCCGGGGGACATCGAGGGGTGGATGTTCGGGATCCGGGGTAAGGTGGTGGTGGGGGCGTGGGCGGATGAGAATCTGCGGGTGAATTGGCTGACGAAGGTATCGCGGCGGTTGCGGTATCAGCAGGCGTATCTGCTGTGGTCTTACACTCCGGTGGATGGGATGACGCCGACGATCGCGGAGGCGGTGGGGGATTCGGGCCAGGTGTTGGAGAGCCGGCCGGCGGAGTTGCTGAGTGAACGGGTGAATGTGCCGGATCTGCCGCGTGGCCATATGCCGTATGTGCAGGCGGCGGCGATGAAGCGGGCGGTGGTGGTGTATTTCTGGAGTGAGTTCAACCCGTTCGGGGATGGGGATCGGAGTTTCTACGAGGGGGTGAAGGAGGATGTGGCGGGGAAGAGTGCGGATTATACGGCGCGGATCGCGCATGGGTATACGCGGCAGACGAAGGGGAAGCCGTTTCCGAAGTTCGGTCCGTGGAACCGCATCAAGGCTGGGGATCTGCCTTGGCGGCTCGGAGACAAGGGGACCGGGAGACAGGGTGACAAGGGGACTTGTTTTCATTTCATCGATCCGGCCGGTGGGCGGAACTGGTTTCACTTTTGGGTGCGGGTGTATGAGGGGCGGCATTACATCTATCGGGAGTGGCCTTCGGAGCAGGAGTATGGGGAGTGGGCGATTCCGGATGATTCGAGCAACGGGGATAACCCGGCGAAGTTGCACAAGGCGGGGCCGGCGCAGAACAGCGCGGGCTGGGGTTACACGACGATGAAGCGGCGTTGGCGGGAGTTGGAGAAGGGGGAGCTGATCGTGGAGCGGTATGTGGATCCGCGAGCGGGCAAGAATCCGCACGCGGATGAGCATGGGGGGACTTGTATCGTGGATGATTTCGCGGAGGACGGTGTGGATGAGGAGGGCCGGGTGGTGCCGGGGATGGAGTTGACGCCGGCCAGCGGGGTGAGTGTGGAGCTGGGGATCGAGGCGATCAATGAGTTGCTGGACTGGGACCAGGAGCGGCCGTTGGACATGGTGACGAATGCGCCGAAGTTGTTGGTAAGTGAGGATTGCAAGAATGTGATCGGGGCGCTGGAGCATTGGCCGGGGGTGTTGGGCGGGGAGAAACATCCGTGGAAGGATCCGATCGATTGCCTGCGCTACATGGCGGTGAGTGATCTGGCGAATGTGGCGTATGAGGAGGATGAACTTTGGTATGAGTGATTGTGGTGAGACTGGGAGATGGGATGACAACCGTGACAATCGTGGAATTATGATTACGGCAGCGATCATAGGGAAGGGGCCGACGTTTTGTTATCACCGGCCTGCGGGGTGTGATTTGGTGATTGCGATCAATGAGGCGGCGATTGCAATGCGGGACGCTCCGGATATTGCCATTGCCAGCGATTGGGAGCCGTTGGCGATGCTGAATCTGTGGCGGCCGATCCGGAAGTTTCAGTTGGCGGCTCCGGAGTGCAAGGAGTCAAAGCGGGTGAAGCCGGACATCATGTGGGCTCCGTTGCCGGGGGAGGAGGATTGGCGGCAGGTGGGCCGGGCGGATCCCCGGTTCTACTCGGCAAGCTATACGAGCACGGCGGCGGTGTGGCTGGCGTGGGTGATGGGGGCGAAAGAGGTGTTGGCTTATGGTATCGGTGGGATGGGGTATCATTATGCTTTTGAGGGGAAACCGGGTGGTGGTGCGCAGCAGGGGGAGCAGGCGTTGAGCCTCCTGAAGGAGGTGTGTGTGGCCAAGAAAATGGGGTTGTGGGTGGATGACGAGCAGGAGGTGCCGCTGTGAATGAGGAGGCGGCATCCGGGGCGTTTTACCTGGCCCATGCGCGGCCGGTGGTGCGGGCGTATTACGACCTGACGCGGCAGCCGGCTTCATGGGATTTCTGGACATGGATCACGTTGATGCGAGCGCGGGGCGCGACGAGGGTGGTGTTTGATCCGGCGGTGGGGTTCAAATACCGGGACCGGCCGGTGGCGGAGCAGCAGCAGATGTTTGATGAGGTGGTGTTGCCGATCTGTGAGTTGTTCGGATTGGAGCATTGCTTGGACCGGGAGCGGCCGGGGGATCTGCGGGGGCAGCATATTTACCGGCATGGCATCACGCAGGTGCGGCATGAGGAGCTGATGCAGTTTGCGCTGGAGCCGGCGGGGCCGCCGACGGTGACGCTGCGCCAATCGCGCAAGCATCCGGAGCGGGACAGTGACCCGGCGGTGTGGCTGCCCTTTGCGGAGGCGATCGGGGCACGCGTCATTGAGGACGCTTGGGTGACGCCCTTGTCGGTGCGGGAGCGGTTTGAAATCTATCGGCGCAGTCCGATGAATTACTTTGCCAACAACGGACCGGGCGGCGCGGCGATGTGGAGCAATCTGCCGGCCTTGATGGTGAATCCGCCGGGGGCCTGCGTGGAATGGGTGCCACGGGGGGAGCAGTATCCCTTTGCGACGGAGCACCAGCGGATGTATTGGGGGCCGGTGACGGTGGCGGGGTTGCTGGAAGAGGAGATGAGGAGCAAGTTGACGAGGGCGGGGTGGGTTGGTAAGGGGTGAGGATGGCTACTAGTGTTTCGGCGGCCGATGGGCCGGATATGGGGTTGGTGGATCCTTTGTTGCATGGGGAGCTGCCGGGGGGCAGTGACTCCAAGCGGCCGGGTGAGCCGGATATGGATGTGCTGGCGTCGGAATACGAAGACGTAGGCGGCGGTAATTCGACGGAGTGGCGGTCGGAATTCACGGAGCGGGCACGGTTTACGCGGTGGACGGGGCAATCGGCGGACGGCCGGAAGCATCGGGAGGCGCTGAATGATGAGCCGAAGCCGTGGGAGAATGCTTCGGATGTGCGGGTGCCGTTGGTGGATGAGTTTGTGCTGGATCTGAAGACGGCGCTGAAGCTGGCGTTCAACCGGGCGCAGTTGAAGGTGATTCCGCTGAAGGCCGAAGATACGGCGAAGGTGGGGGCGGTGGAGCAGTTGGTGGATCACTACCGGACGGTGAATCGCCGGGAATGGATGCGGGAGATTGATCTGCTGGCGGATTACATCATGGACCAGGGCATGGGGGTGCTGCAGGTGGATTGGGATGAGGAGCTGGCGATTGAGCGGGAGGTGTTCGATCTGGAGGCGTTGAATGAGTTTGAGAATGGGCCGGATCTGAAGGCGATCATTCTGGATCCGGAACAGGAGGACACGGCGATCGCGATTGCGCAGGATGTGCTGAATAGCGAGGGTGAGCTGCTGTCGCGTAAGCAGGCGAAGAAGATCGTGAAGAGTCTGCGGGAGTCGGGCTCGGCGGAGGTGCCGGTGCCGTATGTGCGGCGCAAGGGGCCGACGCTGTGTGCGCGGAAGCAGGGGACGGATGTGTTCTTTCCGAAGGCGACGACGGATATGGAGCGGGCGCGGTGCATCCATGTGCGGGATTTCCTGAGTGAGACGGAGCTGCGGGAGAATGTGGTGACGGATGGCTGGGCGGAGGATTGGGTGCCAGAGGCGTTGAAGACGCGGGGCCAGGTGACTTTGTGGGATGAGGAGGTGGACGAGACGATCCGTGAGGATGGCGTGGATGGGGTGGAGCGCGTGGATTCGAAGGATCAGCTGGTGGAGGTGGTGTGGAGCCAATATCGGCAGTTGAATGAGGATGGTCTGCCAGAGGTGATGGTGACGGTGTGGTGTCCGCATTGCCCGAAGGATGAGGAGGGGCGGCCGTTGTATGCGAAGCACGGGCCGAAGGGGCATAAGCACGGTAAGATGGGCTTTATCGCGGGGCAGCAGGAGCGGCTGACGCGGCGGTTGCTGGATAGTCGGGGCGTGGCGGAGATCGCGGCGACTTGGCAGGATGGCATGAAGCGGCAGGAGGATATGCTGAATGACCGGGCGGATATGGAGATCAACCCGAGTCTGCTGGTGCCGGCGCGGGTGGGTGAGAAATACCGGATCGGGCCGGGGGTGAAGCTGAAGAAGATGCGGCAGGATGGGATCGAGTTTCTGGATCCGCCCAAGGGGAATCCGCAGTTGGCGTTTGAGCTGATGAATTGGATCCGTATGCGGGCGTGTCATTACTGGGGCTTGCCGCATCCGGACTTGATTCCGCAGAAGTGGCAGGCGCGGTTGCAGGCGCGGATTGAGGACTTTCTGGCGTTGATCGAGGAGGCGTTTACGCAGGTGCATCAATTGGCGTGTCAGTATGTGGATGCGGGTGAGTTCGCAGAGATGTTCGGCATGGAGAAGGCGGAGCTGGATGCGGAGGCGATTGCCGGGGAGTTCCATTTCCAGTTGGTGTTTGATGCGCGGGATCTGGATATGGAGTTCACTTACAAGAAGCTGGACGCGATCAATAAGCTGGCGGTGCCGCTGGATCGGGCGGGGACGATCGATTACGGCAAGCTGGTGGCGCATGTGGTGAATGCGATCGATCCGCAGCTGGGCCGGGTGCTGATGGCGGATCCGGGGGGCGCGGCGCAGAAGGTGAAGGCGCAGGTGGACCAGGACATCCAGGGGATGGCGCTGGGAAATGCGCCGGAATACGTGGAGCTGGATCCGACGGCGGGCATGAAGCTGCAGTTTGCGGAGGAGATCGTGGCGCAGAATCCGAAGTATCAACAGGCGCTGTTCACGGAGCCGGGGGATGAACGGTTCAAGGAGCTGATGGATAAGTATCAGCAGAACCTGGAGCAGAGTGTGGCGCAGTTGGGCGATAATGTGATGGCGGGGCGCACTGGGGTGAAGCCAGATGCGGGGGTGACAGGGTGACAGGGTGACGGGTGACAGGGGTAGGAATTTATGAAACTGAGAATGTTCTTGAAGACGGTGGTTGCCGGTGTGGCGGCCGGGGTTGGGTGGCCGGTGAAGGTGGGTGATGGTTGGCCGAAGCCGCCGATGGTGGTGCCGCCACCGGATCCAGTGCTGGGTGCGGAGTGGCAGCATATCGCGTGGGTGACCCATAAGGGTTGGCGGCGGGTGTATCGCAATGGGAAATTGGAAAGGGAGTTTGAGCTGCCGAAGCCAGAGGAGGTTTCGGAAGAGTTTCAGGACTGGATATTTGGCGATGAATCCGGGCAATACTGGATCGAGTCAGTGAATCAGCAAGTGGAGCGTTGTGTGGCGTATGATTCATCGGCGCGGGAGTTGCCGCATTTGAAGGGGTAGGAATTTATGAAAGCGGTGACTGAGGAAGAGTTGTTGGCGGCGGAGGAGGCTTTTGCCGGGTTGGCGGAGCGGGCTCCGGTGCGGAAGGCGATCGATGTGATCATCCGGAATCTGCAGCTGGAGCTGATGGATGCGATCGGGGACGAGAACAATCCGGAAAGCAAGGCGGTGCAGCTGGGAGCGCAGCTGGCCGGGACGCAATTGCTGGAGGGGGCGTTTCTGAAGGCGGAGGCGCGGGAGTTGGTGGAGAAGGAGGTGCGGGATGACGAGTGAGGAGGTTTATGAAAAGAAGGTGATGCCTTGGCAGTTGGCGATGTTGCTGAAAGAGGATTCGTTCCCATTGAGTTCCCATAACTGTGGCCTGCTGACATACCAACTGGGAAAGCTGGTAAAGAGAAAACATCGGTTATTGGCGGAGGTTGAGATTCGGGAGATCGAGGGTGCCAGGCGGGTGATCTTGCGATTAACAAAGATGCTGGAAAGTGTGGACCGAATGGCGCGGATGAAGGGGGCAATTGACGGGGAAGACCCTGGAGATTTGATAGCAGGAGTTCTGCGGTTACATGGTTGGAGTGGGGCGAGGCAGCTAGATTTGAAGGAGGCGAGCGATGACGAGTGAGGAGTGGGATGGGTTGCCTTTGTTGGTGAAGCGGCGGCATGTGTTGGCGGCGACGGGGTGGTCGAAGACGCACCTGGATAAGTTGGTGGCGGCCGGGGTGGTGCATTTCCAGCAGTTGAAGGGGGAGGTGCAACGGAGTTTCTTCAAGGAGGAGATCGACAAGTTTATCCGTCCTAAACTGTCCTAAACTGTCCCAGCAGGGAGACTGACAAGTTCACGAAGACCGGGAGCCGGTGCCATGTAGGTGGCATCGGCTTTCTGCGTTTTGGGCCGGTGCCTGAGCGGGCGACGAATCAACGCTGCGCGGCTGACCGGCTTAACTGGTCTGGATCTGACAAATGAGTGCGAAGACGGCGGAGAGTGGCAATCCCGAAACCACGGAGACAACTGAAGCGCCGGAGGAGTTCGACGAATTCGGCATGACGGAAGCGGATATTGCCAGCCTGGTGGCTGGCCAAGAAGACGGCGAGTCCGATGAGACTCCACCGGAATCAGATCCAGAAACTGAAACCGGCCGCGACGACGATCCTTCACAAGAGACTGACGACGATGATGAAGACGGTGCGTCCGACGACGAGCCCGAAGCGGAGGAGTTGGAAACCGAGGAAGCGGAGGAATCCGAATCTGAGGATGAAGATGAAACCGACGAGGACGAGGAAGCGGACGATGAGCCCGACCCGGAACCCCGTGGAGTCCAAAAGCGAATCGGCAAACTGACGGCGCGAGCTAAGGAGGCCAAGGAGCGGGCGGACAAGGCGGAGGCACGGATCACGGAGCTGGAGGCGGAATTGGAGCAGGCGCAAGCGGCTCCCCCACCACCGGCCGGCGGCAACTTGGCGGATCACGCCCCCGAAGTTCGAGAAATAACGCAGCAGGTGGCCCAACAGCGGAGCTTGCAGGCGGAGCTGAAGCGGATGCTGAAGCAGATGGACGACGAGGTGAGTGATGAGGCGGAGTTGCAACTGGCGGATGGCAAGACGCTGAAGTTCGACCGGACCAGGACGGAGAATCTGTTGGGAGAGAGCAAGGCGACCCTACGCCAGCTGGAAACCGAACAGGTGATCGCCCGCCGGGATGTGAGCCGCCAATTGGCGACCGAGGCACGGAAATTCACGGAGCAGGCGCATGAAGCGTATCCCGAGCTGAAAAGCAAGGGGAGCGAAGAGGCGCAGGCGGTGAAGGAGGTGCTGAAGGCGTATCCGTGGCTGAAGTCGGTGACTTCGCACCTGTTAGACATCGGTGACCTGATTGCGGGCCGGAAGGCGCGACTGGCGAAGGCTAAGGCACCGAAGAAGACGGGCAAGAAGAAGCCGGCATTGAAGGTGCGGCCGGCGGGCAGCAAAGGGGCACCGAAGGCGCAGTTGCCGAGCAAGGCGACGAAGAAGCGCCGCAGATTGGAATCATCGCAGTCGGGATCGGCCGAAGACATCGCCGGGGCCTTACCAGATGACATATAACAATGGCTGCAGGAACATTTGAAAAAGACGTAACAACCAAGAAGGAGGATTACTCCGACATCTTGGACATCACGGACTTTCGTGGATGCCCGTTCAGCTCGATGGTGCGCAAGTCGAAAGACGCGACGAACACCACCTTCGACTGGACCGTGGACCGCTACGAGGATCCGAAGATCACGGGCACGGTGGACGGTGAAGATGTCACCGAATACGAAGACGCCCACAAGAATCGCGCCAAGTTGCGCAACAATATCCAGGTCTTCCGCCGCACGGCGAAGGTGACGGGGCTCACGCAGTCCACCACCAACATGCCGGGTGCCAGCAACCCGATCGCCAAGGCGGTTGCGAAGAAGCTGGTGGAGATCAAGCGCGACATGGAAGCGACTTTCCTGTCGAGCAACGATGCCCAGGATGACGACGGCACGGACAGCTACCAGACTTGTGCGCTGGGAACGTGGATTTCCACGGCGGGGCCGACGCTGTTCAGCGTGGATTCCAACTACCTCCCGGCGGCTGCCCAGGTGATCACCACCGCGACGGCATCGCTGGACGAGGACACCGATCTGCAGGGCGTGTTGACCGCGCTGTTTGATGCGGTGGGTCCGCAGGCTGGATCGCACATTCTGCTGTGCGGCAGTGTGCTGCGCCGCCGGGTGACGACCATGACCCGGACGGGCCAATACGGCGACACCAACACCGCCAGCGTCGTTCGCACGTTGGAGGGCCGGATGGAGAGCAAGAAGATCACGCAGACGGTGACCCTGTTTGAAGGGGACTTCGGCGCGATCGAGGTGCTGCCTTCCAGCTGGATCGGCTGGGTGGCCGGGACCGGTGCGGACACCGATCGCGGCTATGTGCTGGACATGGACAAGATCCATGTGCGCCACAACCTGCGCCCGAACGTGAAGAAGCTGCCGGATCTCGGCGGTGGACCGCGCCGCCTGATTGAGGCCAAGAGCGGCCTGCAGGTGGATAACCCGGTCGGGCTCGCCAAGTATCAGCCTGCATAAGCAAGGCATTCGGGCTCCGGATGGGTGACACCATCCGGAGCAGAACCCTGCAATTAAGAAGAAAGAAAGATTATGAATCTCAAGAAACTCTCTTACGAGGAATCGATCGCGAACAACGGGGCGACCCATGTGGCGGAACTCACGCACGCGGACCTGACCGAAGCATCGGCGGATACGGCGCAGACCATTGCGCTGCTGACGGTGGCGGACAAGATGAGTGTGGAATGCACTCATACCGTGCTGAAGACCGCGTTTCAGGATGCGAGCGATGCGGCGTTCGACACCACGGCGATCACGGTCGGCGACGGCAACGACGTGGACGAGCTGTTGACCAGCCAAGAGCTGAACGTGAACGGCACCGAAGTGAACCAGAAGACGGGCACCGGAGTGACGCACGACTACGCGGCGGCCGATACCGTCGATGTGGTGTTCGGCTCAATGTCGCCGAAGGCATTGAACGACATCGACGCGGGTGAGGTGGACATCTACCTGCGCGTGCTCGACAACCGATAGGAATTACCTCCTACCCAAACGGGGGCGTCGCCGCTACCCACCCTCAGTTCCCGGCGGCGTCCCCACCTTTTCATACTTGGGACGAGAGGGTGTAACGCCCAAAGGGCGTTGCTACGCGATATTGGCGACATGCGCGACGGAGCAGACATTTCGGAGGAGGAACTGCAGGGCGCGGTGATGCGCTTGATGGCAGATGACTATTTCAAGCAGCTGCGCTCGGCGAAGGAGCGGCAGGTGTATGTGCAGAAGATGCTCGGGGTGGATCGGCGGTCGATCGACGGGATCGGGCAGCCGGTATTGGAGATCGATCCGGTGCTGTATCACGCGGCGGCGCGGATCGAGGAGGATTCCAAGGGTGAGGCGCAATATGGCGTGTGGCGGGATCCGGTGTTCCTGCGGCGGATGCGTGAGGAGGGGGTGGTGCAGGAGGTGAAGTCGAAGGGGGTGAAGGAGATTTCGGTCGGTTACACGGGGGCGGGTGACATGGTGACACGGGGAGCGGGTGACCAGGTGAACAACCGGAGATTTCGGAAGAGTTACGGGTGATGCGGACGGTTTCCTACAATGAGATTCTGCAGCCGTTGGCGGAGCTTTACGGGGTGGAATACGCGGATCTGGATGCCGAACTGGGCGGCCGGTTCAAGGGGTTCATTGCGCGGCGTTTGCGGGAGGCGTGGGAGGATGCGTTCTGGCCGGGCTTGACGCGGGTGGAGAAGCGGCGGTTTGCGCCGGTTTACCTGGATTCCAAGACGTATGCGGCGGGTGAGTTTGTGTATTACCCACCGGCCAAGGCGTATTTCCAATGTCTGATCGCCGGATCGGGTAATGCGCCGACGGATGCCAACGGGAATACGGATGAAAATTACTGGGCGAAGGCGGGGGTAAGCTGGAGCGGGAACGACTGGGCCAGTGGGACGAGTTATGTGGTGGGTGAGGTGGTGTATTACCGGCCTTCCAACCAGTGGTATCAGTGCATTTCGGCGACGAGTTCAGCGGATCCAGGCACGGCGGCCGGGCTGACGAACTGGGGCCTGTTGCGGCCGTTTCGGAAGATTCTGCAAAGCCAACCGACGGAGGCGACGGTGGCGACGACCGCCGGGGTTTACTCGGCTCCGGATGTGGTGTTGACGCTGGCCGAAGGAATCGAGCTGGCGGTGGGGGATCGCATTGCGGTGGCGGGGGTGACGCCGGCTGAATACAACGGTGAATTTGCGGTGGTGGCTCCGTTGCATTCGGTGCTGGTGAGCTATGAGCCGGGTGATGATCCGGGGACTTACAGCGGGGCGGGGACGGTGCGCAAGATCTATGAGGAACCGGGCCTGGTGCGCGGGGTGTATTCTAAGGATCCGGAGGCGCACAGTGATTTCGTGGAGCTGGACTTTCAGGAGGTGGACAACGGGTGGCTGGTGCCGCAGGCCCCGGTGGAGGTGTGGTTGGAGTTTCGTAAGGTGGCTCCGTTGCTGACGGGGAGTGCTTACAGTGCGGCGACGACTTACACGGCCGGGGAGCAGGTGCTGTTCACGAACGGGAGCACGAAGAATTTCTACAATTGCAAGGTGGCCACGGCGCAGGGCGAAAGCCCGACGACGGATCCCATGAAGTGGGAGCTGGTGGAGCTGCCTTACATCTTCCAGACGTTCATCGTTTACGCGGCGTTGAGTGACGCGCTGAAGATGGACGGGAACCATGCGGCGGCCGGTGCGACGATGAAGATCGCACGGGAAAGTCTGGAGGAGGAACAAGTGAAACAATGGAACCTGCAACCGCAGCGCAATCGCGTGGCGGTGGCGTATTAACATTATGAGCAAGCAAGCAATTGACGTAAAGAATCTGGCGGGATCGCCGGGGGGCGAATACTTCGCTGACACCTCCGCCCATACGCCGGCGGAGGGCAGCCCGAAGGCGTGGATGGCGATCCAGGCGGTGAATGGCGCGGATGCCGTGTTCTCGGCGGTGACGAGCAATATCACGAACTTGTCTTCCGGCCTGACGCTGCCGAGTGGGCATATCATTTACGGCCGGTTCACGGCGCTGACTTTAGCGAGTGGGGCGGTGATCTGTTACAAAGAGTAAGACGATGCCGGGCCTGGGTTTAGCTTTAGGGGTGCCGTTCGACTCAGCTGCCAGGCTGGGGGCTTGGGCTCCGGATGATGCGTCGGCAAATGTCCTGCAATGGCTGCACGACATCGATGTGGCCGGCAGCCCTTGGTTGAAGGACAAATCGCAGACCGGAGACGATCGGATTCTTTCGGGCGGGCCGGGGTTGCAACGGGGGCAGGCGCTGCTACTGAACGGCACCAACCAATACGGCACGGTCGATGACGTTGCTGGACTGCGGCCTGGGACATCTTCGTTCTCGATTTCGGTCTGGGTAAAGGCGACCTCGACGGGGACCACCTCATGGATCGCTTCTAAAGCCACTGGTGGCACGGCGGGAACGAGTGTCGGGTGGAATCTCTACATGGGGACGGGCGGGACCAAAATCACGTGGATGGTGACCGAGTCAGGGCAACATAGCACGGCGACATTAACGGGCACCGTCACGGCGGGGACATGGTATCATGTGGTCGGCACCTACGACGGTTCAGTGGCGCGGCTTTACATTGACGCCACCTTGAACCACACCGGGTCCACGGCAGCGGGTATTGATTGTAACAACACGACCGACCTCCAAATCGGCGCGGTGGGTGGCACTAGCCCTTGGCCTGGTGAGCTGTTTGATTTCCGGTATTACATCGACAAGGCACTTTCAAGCGACGAGGTGACCTGGCTTTACCGGCACGGCAAGGCGGGGGAAGACCCTGGGATCGCGACCACGGAGCTGTGGCTGAAGCTCGACGAGCAGAGTGGCGCGGCGGCATATGACTCCAGCGGGTTAGGGAGGCACGGCCCGCTGGTTAATACACCGGACTACACCACCCAGAATATCAAGAGTTGGCAGAACGCCAACGGGTATGGAAGCCTGAAAGCTGGGGATAATACAAGTGGCTACCTTACGGTGAATCAATCAGCGACCAGACCTTTAGACGGCGCGGATTGGACAGTGGCATATACGGTTGTGAACCTGCTCTCAGCATCGGGTGACTCGACGTTTTCAGTCGGCGAAAGCGGAAACAACCAGTATTTTACTGTTCTACACTATGCGTCGTCAAATCAGTTGCAAGTGTTCGGTAGATGGGATTCCAGCAATACCATTAACAACCTATTTACGTTGTCCACCGGCAGCATAAACAATAATGGTGAGCACAATATAATTGTCCGAAAATCAGGCAGCGATCTGCGGATTTATGTGGATGGGGTGCTGGAAAAAACGATAACTCTGGCGGCGTCAGAAACTTTGGCGTCATGTGATCGTCCGTTTACATTGCTGGCGCACAACCGAGCTACGGCGACGAGTCATTTTGGTGGCGTGTTGTACAATTTCCGGGCCTGGTCGGTTGCGGTGGATACAGCCGACATCTCGGACATAACGACAGGGAGTGCGCCGACCACCGGATTGTGGGGACACTGGAAACTTAATAACCTATTGGACAGCTCCGGTAATGGTTATTCCCTGGAAGAGAACGGGACTATCCTTGATGTTAAAATTCCTCGCGACGAATCCGATCCAACCATAGACGCGATTGGGAACACGTTGACCTACAGTGGCTCGGCTCCGCGTCATGCGAAGTTGATTAAGAGCAACTGCATCTCGCTTGACGGCACAAATGATTACCTTGTTACGAATGCCTTCACGCTCGGCATCACCACGGCCGGCAGCTTGACGGCGTGGGTGAAAACAACCGACACGGTCGGGACACCCGTCAGCATTACTGCGGTAGGTGGAGCGGAGGAGTTAGCCATATACATGGGTCTCGCGAATGCGGGGAAGGTCTCATGCTTGTGTCAGACGAGCACAGGGAACTATTCCTACCGTGAATCGGATACAGCGATTAACGACGGGGAGTGGCACCATGTCGCGGTGGTGATGGATGGTGGCAGTGCGGTCGGCAACCTGAAGGTTTACATCGACGGGGTGGAGGAGACCGGCACGACCGGAACAGCCGGCACACCAGCGGACCTGACTGACGCCTCAAGGTATATGTATGTGGGAACCCGAATCGTTCCGACCGCCAGTGAATACCTCGCAGGGAACGTGTGCGGGGCGAGGGTCTATTCCGCTGCGCTGACGGCGGCCGAGGTGCTGGGCATTTACCAGGGCACCAGCGCAGACCCCGGTGCGACCAACTGCGAGGGTGAGTGGCCTTTGGCGGAAGGCTCAGGCACAACCAGCTACGACGTGACGGCGAATGACCGTGACATGACGCACTTCCAGGGACCGACTTGGGCAGCCGACAATGATGTGCTGGCATGGAATGTTGGTTTTGGTTTTCGTGAATCGGGTGCGGTGAAGATCCCTGGCTTGCGGGCCGGCGGCACGGCAGCGGATGGTAATGCGTTTACGCATCCTGCGGTCGATGGTCACAACGGAGCTGAGTCGCACATCAATTTCGACCCCTACACCATCCCGGCGTTGGCGTCAGGCAATACTGATGGCTACACTGTGCCGACCGATTGGGATGTGTTCGAGGATGACCTTAAAACCCCGGCACAGCATTGGGCCTTGCGCGTCGATCAGGAAACCGACTTCTCGGAATTTTTCCTCTACGACGACGAGCTCGCCGGGGGTGATTGGGACAACGCACATGCCTATGTCAAGACGGTGTCGCAGATCAATGCGCTGCTAGAACACCTCTGGACGATGGATGCGTTGACGGGTTCTGCCCCGCAGAGCACCGAGGATGAGATCAACAGCCTGTCGCTCGATGGTGGGTCGATGGATGCTGAATCTACGACGACACCAGCTCAGCGCGGGAACGCGATTGAGATCATCGATACGGGTGGCAGCGGTGACGCAACTCTATCCGCGACGGCACCAGCGAATCTGAATTTGAACAAGCCGGTGACCTTCTTCGGTTGGTTCAAGTTGGTGGCTGCGCCGAGTGGAACCGACTGCATGATCGCGGACCAGAACGCGAGCAGCTTCCGCTTGGAGGTAAACCACACAACCAACTACCTAGAGTGGACCTACAACGGACAGACGATCACTGACAACGTAGCCCTCAATGACTCGGCGTTTCACTTCTTCGCTTGCGCCAGGGACGCGGATGGAAACCTGACACTCTGGTGCGATGGTCGCTGGGTCGGGAAACAGACAGGCGTCACGATGCCGAACGCGACCGGCACACTCGCATTTGGAGCTGACGGCGACATGGGTGGCGCGACGGTTCACTACGACGAAGTCGGCGCGACCGACACGAACAAGCTGCGGGATAACCATGTTGGATTCTTGGCAGCTGGCAAATACCTGAACAAAACGACCAACGAATTTGAGGCATGACCATCGCGGACGTAATTAGCGCAGCGGAGCAGGGGCAGGAAACGCTCGGGTTTGAGTGTTTCGCTATGGTGGACCCGGCGGGCGATTGTCCGGTTTGCTCGGAGGAGGTGGAGACATGGTCGGACTGGCTGGAGAAACAGGCACCCTGGATTGTGCCGGCTGATCCCGGAGACGGCTTTTTGTATTTCGGAACCAAGGACAGCAGTGGCTTCTGGCCGGGGACAAAATTGCTTCTGATGTACAACAATGGAGCAGTGCTGCTGACTGCCGAGGAATACCGGGCAGCGACAACTGTGGAAACTGGATTATGAACTGGATCAAAGAGAACAAGAAGAAGGTGGCTGCGGTGGTCGCGGCTGTGATCGCCCTGTTTGGTGCCATTGCCGGTCTGACGCCGACCGAGAAGGACGACGCTATTGCTGACAAGCTCGAACCGCTTGGCGACAAGCTGGAAGCGTGGGCTGAAGACGGTGTCACCAACAACGTGAATACCAACCAACCTTAACATGGCGAAGATACTGGCAGAGCTATTAAAGGTTTTGCTCAGTTTCTTTACCAAGCGAAATGAAGTCCCTACGAAAGCTGAAGATGCCCCTGGCACTCCTGACGAGCGTGCTGCTTTGGAGCGCCGGGTGCGCGAGTGGCAGACGGGTGGTGCTGGTCGATCCAAGCAAAACGATCATTCGGATAGGCCCGAACGTGAAAGGGAGGGTTTACGTGAAAGATTCTTCAGGGACATGGGAGCTGAGTAGAAACAAGGTGACCATCCCTGAAGGGTGGTTCGCCGGAAAGGTAGACTGATGCCGAAGCTAATGGACCAACGCGAGTATGCGCAGATCCTCTGGAACGAGGTGACGCCATACCATATGTCCTACGTGCGAGACAACAAGGTCTATGCGCCGGATCGTGACTGGTTCGATCAGGAATTTATCCCGCAGCTAGACCAGGTGACACTGAGCTATGTTGCAGAGGCATACGACTGTGAGGACATCAGTATGGAAGCCAACGTGCTGCTCAACCGCACTGTCCGAGACTATGTCCTGAAGCACAACCTTGAGCGCGCTGGCAATACTTTGTCCGGGGTGTGCGAGGTGATCATCCCGGCCGGCTACCAGTTGAACGGCGTGGCTGACGGGGTTCATGCACCGCACACCGTCGTATTCTCCGACGGTTCGGTCTGGTTCTTTGAAGCCCAGAAGTCCCGTCGCCGCCTGACACCGGTCTCTGAAGCGAAGCGGGCCGGCGTGAAAGTGAGGGAGCTGAAGCCATGAGTGAAAATGTTAAACGGGCACTTGGGATAGCGGTTGGTTTCTTGGCCTTCGCAATGGTTCTTTTGTTGCTAACCGGTTGCTTCATTGCCAACGCCAAGAAGCGGGACCGTGACCGAGAGATCGCCTCAACGAATTTGCCTCCGATGGAGGTGACGACCAACCTTTTCAACCCCAAGCCAGTGCCTGGATTTCGATGAATATTATCACCGCAGCAATTTTCCTGATGGGCGTTGCCACTGTGGCCTTGTCACTCGCGGCTGCGGCCATCTTCCAAGCTCACCAGAAGAAAGCGGCGGGAGCTTCTAAAAAGTTGTCGGTGGCGCTAAAGTGGCAGTTAGTGGGAGAGAGCATTATCGGTCTGGGGACCGTCCTCTTCTCATGTGCGGCCCACTTCGGCTGGCTCGATTTCTGGTCGGAAGAGTTTCAGTCCAGCATTCGCTTCACCATGTTTTTCGCGACCTCAACCACAACCCTGCATTTGGTGCGGACAGTCAACCGCATCGCCAATGAATGAGCCTGCTGTGTGCGGCAATTGAACAACCGGATTCATGGGGAGACTACGGACTAATCGGATTGATCATGGGCAGCCTGATCGGGTTGATCTGGTTCTTTGTAAGAACGTCGGCCCAGCAGAATACGCGACACACGCAGTTTGTGGAACGCCTCATGGACGAGGGGCGGAAGGAACGGTCGGAGATGACCGGTCGGTGGGTGGACTCATCGGATCGGTTGGGGGCTGCAATTGATAGATTATCGGATGAGCTAGGGAAGAAATGAAACGGCATCGGCAATATGCGGACCTCGATACGCCAGAGACTCCCGATGGGGATGTGGGCTGGCGCGGGGTCGATGAGCGGACGGATCCGGCGCAGCTGCGGCCGGGCTTCCTTTCGTATGCCGAGAACAGCCGGTTTCGCAATCAGATCTGCGAGGGGCGGATGGGTGATCACTTGCTGCTGATGATGAAGACGAACGGGGATACGCCGTTCGGGGAGATCTATACGGCGCTGCGCTTTGAGGATCCAGTGACGGGGCAGGAGTTGTGGCTGGTGGCGGCCGACGGCGGGGTGTATCGCACGGCTCCGGGCAATGTGGCGGTGAGTGTGTCGTTGCCGGCCGGGGTAACATTGACGGCGGCGACGGCGGTGCAGTTTGTGCAGTGCTTCAACGTGGTGATCCTGCTGCGGGGTGACACGGCGGATCCGTTGGTGATGCGGAATTTCACGGACGGGTTTGAATTCATCAACGAGCAGACGCTGGAGGGCACGGGGACGTTGCCGATCCCGCGCAGTTCGTTCGGCTATTACTTCCAGAATCGGATGTTGTTGGTGAATGACGGGGATGAGGTGGCGGTGAGTGATGTGCTGGATTACACGCGCTATTCGGTGTTCAACGATTTCAAGATCAACAAGGGGGATAATGACCGGTTGGTGGCGATCCATGCGCTGAATGAGGCGACGTTGCTGATGTTGAAGGATCAATCGGTGTGGGTGGTGGAGAATGTTTATGGTGATCTAGCGGACATCCGGCTGCGCAACGTGACGCGCAAGTATGGGTGCCTGGCTCCGTGGAGTGTGGTGGATTACGGCAAGGATGTGGCGTGGCTGAGTGATCGGGGGGTGGTGACGCTGCGCTTGACGGAGCAGAACGAATACCAAGGGACGGAGGTGAGCTTGAGTGATCCGTTGACGCGGACGCTGGGCCGGCTCAATTGGGCGTGGATCGAGAATGCGGTGGCGGAGAGTTGGGACAACAAGCTGTATTTCGCGCTGCCGCTGGATGAGGCGCAGGTGCTGGATGATACGAACTATGCGACCACGGGTGGATCCACCTATTCGACGATCAATCTGGTGCTGACCGGGCTGACGGTGGGGACCAAATATATGTATTCGCAGAATGATGCGGATGACCTGTATTTGATCAACGGGAATCATCGACTGGATGGGAGCGGGGAATTCATCGCGCAGGGCACGACGGCGCAGATCTTTGGAACGAATGGCGAGCCGGTGACGGCGACGGTTTACGAGGTGCTGCATGAGGGCGTGAACAACGGGGTGATCGTTTACGACAACGTGACGCAGGCGTGGGCCGGGCTGGATACGCGGGCGGGCCTGAACATCAAGCGGTGGGTGAAGCTGACCTATCACGGGCGGCTGCGGCTGGGCTATGTGAGTTGGGATGGAGAGACGCGGCTGTATGAGGAAGGGGTGGAGGATGAAGTCTTTCAGGAGGTGGCGGATGCGTATGTGGATGTGTTGCTGGTGGATTACCCGGCCAACGGGGTGACGCTGCAGGTGGGCGGGGGCACGTTGGTGACGAGTGACGCCAGCAGTGAAACCAACAGCGGGGCGGCCGGCTGGGGGGTGAACTCCAACGCCGGACTGGCGCAGATCGGGGCGAACCTGTGGAGCAATACCGATCGCGGATTCAGCAGTGACAATGGCACGCAGTGGACGAGCGGCGGGCTGACGCTGCAGCAGATCGATCGCGGGGTGCGGTTTCGGTCCGGATCCACCACCTTGCCGGCGATCGCGGTGGATGCGGCGACGATCACGGCGAGCGGCATCTATGGCACGAACGTGGACAGCAATGAACCGGAGGGGTGTGTGTATGTAGACTGCATCCACGGGACGCTGCCGACGATGACGCCGATCCAGACGATCTGGGAGACGCGGGGCTACCACGGCTTGGGTAAGGGCCGGAAGCGGTTTGTGGATGTGCAGCTGGACATCGAGACTTGGGATCCGACTTACACGGTGACGCGGTTGCTGGATGGGGTGGCGGAAAGCAAGGTTTACCAGAACGCGGAAACGAAGGATCGGACCCGCTATAAGAATGGAGATACCTGGGATGCAACGAATGCGGGGGATGACCACGAAACGGCGCATCGGGAGGACTACAGCATTGTGCTGGATGATGGGCAGGTGGGGGTGTTGTTCGGGGAGACGGGGGCGGAGCTGGAGCTGATGCAGAGCTTTCAGGAGAGTTTCAGCCTGGTGCAGGAGGAGGGCCGGGATTGCCGGCTGAAGATCACAAATACAACGGGCCGGCTGAAGCTGAAGAGTGCGCTGGTGAGCGCACACGGCGGCACGCGGGCCTATTTACAGACGACTTAATACGATGGCACTGACGATTCAAATCACGGCGCGGAAGCTGTTGCAGCGGGCGCAGAAGGCGAGTAATGCGGCACTGAACGCGATCGGGCTGCCGACGTTCTCGATCTCGGGCACGCTGGAGACGGCGCAGATCGCGGATAACGCGGTGACGGCGGCAAAGGCGCAATACGGGGCGTGGCACTGGGCCTCGGTCGGGGGCTCCGCCAATGCGATCACGCTGACGACGGGGAACAGCCTGAGCGGCACGCCGGCAACGGGTGAGGTGGTGGCGTTCCAGGCGACGGCGGCGAACACGGGCGCGGTGGATGTGACGGTGGACAGCTACGCGCAGGCGAACTTGTTCAAGCAGAACGGGCGGGAGCTGGTGCAGGATGATCTCGCGAATGGTGGGATCTATGTGATCCGCTTCGACGGGGCGGACTGGCGGCTGATTAACCGGGTGAACAATGATGAGGTGGTGGTCGGGGAGGATGCGGGCAGCAGTGATGCCTATGCCTTCACGGCGGGGGCGACGTTGGTGGCGTATCGCACGGGGCTGGTGGCCTGTTTCAAGGCGAACACGAAGAACAGCGGGGCGGCTTCGTTGAACATTTCCACGATCGGGGCGGCGACGATCAAGAAGCAGAAGGATCAAGACCTGGGCAGTGGCGACATCAAGGCCGGGCAATGGGTGACGGTGGTGTATGATGGCACGAATTGGCAGATGGTGAGTGCTCCGGCGCAGGTGGATGCGCCGAGTGTGCCGGCGGTAAGCCATGATCTGCAGGTGGTGAAGGGCGGCACGCCAGCCAGCCAGATGGACATCGATGCGGATTTCCTGATGGTGACGAATGCGGCCGGCGGGCAGAAGCTGCTGACGAGTGTGAACCTGACGGTGGACATGGCCACGGTGGAGGCGCAGAACGGGCTGGATGACGGCACGGAACAGGCCAGCACGTGGTATTACGTCTACGTGTGTTATGATCAGGCGACGGATGCGACGTTTGCGCTGTTCTCCACCAGCAGCAACGCGCCGAGCACGGATCATGTGGACTATACGCATTATGCTCAGGTGGGGGTGGTGCGGAATGATTCGGGGAGTGACTTCGCGCAGTTTGCGGCGCGGCGCGGGGATCAATGGGAGTTTGAGAGTGCGGAGATTACGCTGGATGCCGCCGGCAGTGCAACGCACACGGCGGCGCATCCGTTTGGGCGTGTCCCGAAGGCGATGCGTGGGGTGATGGTCTGTAAAACAGCGGATATGGGCTTTGCGGTGGATGATGAGCTGGAGGCGGCGGCGGCCCACTATAGCGCATCTGGGAATGAATGGTCGGCTTTGGCGGCTTCAGCCAATGGCACGACGTTGAGCGTGGTGCAGTCGGTGAGTGACGGTGCGATCTATGTGACGCGCTTGGATACCCAAGCGGCGGCGGATATTACAACGGCCCGGTGGAAACTGAAGATTTACGCGACGTTCTGATGGATGCTGAAGCGATAGCTTATTGTTGCAAGGATGAGCGGGATGCGATCCGGCTGTGTTCGGCGTGGGTGGCGCATTGTCACTTGTGGGATGATGTGGTGGACGGGGACGCGGGGCCGATCAGCGCAGAGCGGTTGCTGAATATCCAGCATTCGTTTCAGCTGGAGATTGCGTTCAACCCGTTCTTTGAGCGGCACAAGCTGCAGTTGTTGCCGGTGATGGAGCTGGCGTATTCGGCGTGGCTGGACAGCAATGACTGGGATGAGTCGGGCGAGCCGGGCAAAGAGGTGGCTTGCCATGTGTTGAAGGGGTTTTGGCATGAATTTGTGTTCATGTGTGCGAGATTGACGGGAGGGTGGAGCCATTACCGGGAGGTGTGCCGGGAATACCGGGATTATGATTTTGAATGCGAGCTGCCAAGTGAACCGGATATGGAAAACCGGTTGCTGGCTGAACATCTGAATACGAACTAGATTATGGGACTTTGTGGATCCACCAACGTCGCCGCTCCCCCCCCACGGGATGTCGGCAAGGAATATCGCGACACTCTCTTGGCGCAGATGCAGGCGCACCAGGGCATCGGTGACTTCGCCGAGGTCGGGGCGTTGCCGGATATGGAGGCGGAGGCGCGGCCGGGCTACATCGATCTGGAGCTGGGCACGCTGGAGCGGATGATGACGGGCAGCGATGGGCAGCGGGGTATGCTGCAGCTGTATCGCGATGACATCTATCCGGCGGCGGCGGAGATGGAACGCCGGGCGAAGATGGACCGGGCGGCCGGGGATCGGGCGATTCTGGAGGAACACGGCACGGCGACGACGGAGGCGATCCGCAAGGCGAGCGGCAACAGTCGCCTGATGGATATGCTGCGCAGCCGGGCGGAGGAGGAATTGGCGACGGATGGTCGGCTGACGAAGGCGGATCGGCGGGAGCATGAACAGAGCGCCCGAGCGGCGCAGGCGAGCCGGGGGCTGGGCCACGGCAATAATGATGCCTTCATGGAGGCGATGCAGGTGGGGGCGGCGCGGCAGCAGCGGCGGCGTGATCAACAGAATTATGCGCAGCGGGTGGCGGCGCAGCTGCAGGCGACGGGCGGGGATCCGATGCTGGCGCTGACGGGCCGGGCGAGTCAGACGATGGGCTTGGGCACGCAGTTTGCCGGGCAGGGCATGGCGCAGGGGAACAACCTGGGCACGCAGCTGTTCAATCCGGAGAGTGCGTATGCGGCGGATGCTTACAAGGGCAACCAGCAGGCTTTGCTGGCGGCGAATACGGCGACGGCGGCCAATAATGCCGCGGTGACTGGGGCGCTGTTCAGTGGACTGGGAGCTATGGGTGGTGGATTACTCGGACGATGAAGAACCAACAATTTGCACCTTACCGGGCCGGGCAGTATGCCTCGCAACTGCCGGCGGGATACATGGCGGCGGCGACGGAGCCGGGCCGGGCGATCGGCAGCGGCATTCAGAGCGGCTTGCAGGCGTTGGCGGCGGGCGTGATGCGGCGCGGGGCCAATCAACGGGCGGCGGCGGATCGGGCGCGGGAGGAGGCCAAGGAGGCGGAGAAGCAGGCGAAGGAGGAGGGCCAGCTGTTCGACCAGACTTTCAACCTGGGCAAGTCGCTCGGGCTGTGGGATGACGCGGCCAAGGGGCAATCGACCCATGCGCTGCTGGGTCAGCTGATGGGCGCGGCCCGTAAGCTGGATGAGGAGAACAAGCGCGGGATGATCGACGGCCGGGAAAGGGGCCTGGATCTGCAGGAGGAGGCGCTGGACCTGAAGAAGCTGGCGCAGGAAATGGGCTTTGCCAATGACGATGCGCGGCTGAAACAAGGGGATCGAAGCTTGGATCTGCAGGAGCGGGGGCTGAATGCGAAGGTGGTGGCGGAGGAATTTGCCCGCGCCAATGCCGTGGCGGCGGATCAGGGAATCACCGATGTGCTGGCGCTGCAGAATCCGGAGTTTGGCGAGATTGCGGCGATGAATCCGGGGAGTGCGGCGGCGATTGCGGAGTTGCTGCCTTCCGGGGCGGAGCGGTTCAGCCCGACGGCGGACGATGTGATTGATTTTGGGAATGGTTACAAAGGCATTCCAACGTCCAACAAGTCCATCCAGGTAGTTCGGACGGACGGATCCGGCGGACAGGATACGGTGACGAGCCAGCAGATGGAGGACGGGACTACCGTGCTGTTCAAGAACGGGGAGGCGTGGAAGACGGTGAACCCGCAGCGGATGAGTCGCGGTGAAATGGCGATTCTACAGGCATTGGGCGGCGGGCGGCCGGCGGGATCGGCGCGGAATGCGGTGCGGCCGAC